TGACGTGAAGGGTCTAGATCGTGATTTTCTCACGATCTGGAAAAGGTTCGAAGATGAGGGTATTGGATTCCTATCCGTTACCCTGGCGACCATCTGCGATGCCCTTGATAAAGGGCTAGCAGATGGCGTCTTTGCCTGTCCCTCGGCGTTCTCGCGAATGCCGGGTAAAGCGCTCCCGAAATTTCTCTCGGGTTTGCTTGCAAACATTTTCGATACCAGCACCGGGATCCTTGTAGAGAGACCTTGTATCGGGTCGATCAAGTCAGTTAGAGAGCTGACAAGACTCTACAGGAAAACAGAAGCGGAGTCGCAACGTGTCGAAAAACTACACAAAGCGGCCGTCGCTAAGTTTTGGACAACTGATGATCAATGTACGTCCCAAACGTTCGGGAATACGGAGAGTCATCTTTTGTCTCGTGTTTGCGATATACTCTTACCGGATCTCGATAATCGTAGATTCGAGGAGGCGAGTTACAAACACGGTCCCGGCGCCGTCGCAGAGAAGGTTAAGACCAACCAGAAATGGCGAAGTCTCGTCGAAGGACTTACAACCTTCGACACCTCAACAACTGGATACGACCTCCACATCGAAAGAAGTGAAGACGAGCTAGTTAATGAGGCAACCTTTACATCCTGCGATGAACCACCTAGCCAGAGGTCAAGACTTGTAACGGTACCGAAAAATTCCGTTGCAAGACGAACGATTACTGTTGAACGACTTGTTAACCAATTCGTTCAGCAGGGCTTAAATTCCGAACTACGTGATTCAATCACGAAATGCGGGATTTTGTCCTGTTCTCTTGACCTATCCGATCAGTCGCCAAACCAAAAGATGGCGATTCTCGGATCCCAGACTGGCGAATATGCTACAATCGATCTGTCTTCCGCTAGCGACCGTCTCAGTTTAAAGCTGGTACGGCACGTTTTCGGTCGACACTCGCAGTTTTTATCTGCTGCGATGGATTGTAGAGCTGAGGAATGCGAATCCGATCTTCGGACCGCACCACTTAGCAAGTTCGCTGGCATGGGGAACGCACTCACGTTTCCGGTTCAGAGCGTATGCTTCGTAGCTATATGCTACGCGGCCATATGCTCTCAGGAAGGCAGAAAGCCTACCTACCGGTTTCTGAGGCGCCTGGCTAGCAGAGTCCGTGTGTTCGGTGATGACATCATCGTTCCCACGGAGTACTGTCGACAGGTAGTCGTTTGGCTCGAGCACTTTGGGTTAAAGGTGAACGCAAGCAAGTCTTTCTTTACCGGAAGGTTTAGAGAGAGTTGCGGCGTGGATGCCTACGAAGGGGTTGATGTAACCCCGACGTACCTACGGCACTCGACCGACATTGCAAGACCGAAGCCAAAGCATATCATTAGCTGGGTGGATACTAGCAACCAGTTATGGTTGAAAGGACTCCATTCGGCTAGTGACCATTTGCGTCAAATAGTGGAGACGACTCTCAAAAAGAGCCTTCCCCTCGTTTTTCGACGTAGTGGCGCTTTAGGTTGGATCTCTCGTCGCGATACCTCTCACATCCATAGCTGGTGTAAGAGGATGCAGGTGCCCCTTGTAAGGGCACTTGCTCCTTCCTCAGTGAAAATTGAGGATGAACTAGACGGAGTTCCTGCACTTTGGAAGTTCTATCACACGTCTCTACTTGAGCGTGTGCCAGACCATCTAAAGTTTTCGGTTGTACGATATAACCCTGTTTTACGTTCTAAGAAGGTTCCTGTCTTCACAGGTCCCCTCCATTACGAAGAACAGCATCGTACTGCAAGGTAGCCTTACCCTCTGCTAGAGGAGTAAGTGAAATCCCATACACTTATAGCTGTGTACTGGGTCAGGGAGGGATGTCGCACACCGCGAAAGCGGTGCGCGGCATTTGGATCCCGTCCGCGAGGACGGGATGAGTCGGCCGCACTCGGTGCGTCCGTCCAATTCCTTTACAGGATTGGCGGATTAGCACCTAAGCGGCCGGCGCAACTAGCAGGGCCCTCCCTGCT